AGTTTGTCGTGGAATACATGGTCGATCGGAATGCGACCAAGGCCGCAGAGCGAGCGGGATACAGCGCTCACACGGCCAACGAGCAGGGCTCAAGGCTGTTAGCGAACGTTAGTATCCGAGAAGCCGTGGACGAGCAGATTCAGGCACAGGAGAAGCGAACCCTGATCACTGCCGACGAAGTGATTCTCGAACTGAAGAAGATCGCAATGGTTGACCTCGGCAGAGCCTACAGAGAAGACGGGCAGCTCCTTCCCATTCATGAAATTCCGAAGAGCGTCAGGAAGGCAATTGCCGGGATCGATGTAGACGAGATCTTCGACGGGTTCGGACAAGATCGGCAGCTCATCGGCCACACAAAGAAGCTGAAACTTTTCGACAAGCTCAAAGCACTCGAGCTGCTGGGCAAACATCTCAAGCTGTTCACCGACAAGATTCAGATCGAAGACACCACCCCAATGTCCGACCGAATGCAGATCGCCAGGGAGCGGGCTCTTGCAGCCAAAAAAGGGAAATAGATCGGAGCAGGACCAGCTCATCGAAGACCTCGCGTCATTCGTTCATGACCCTGTCGGCTGGCTCTATTACGCATTCGACTGGGGTACCGGAGAACTCAAAGACAAAGAGCCAGACCCATGGCAGATCGACATTCTGGACGCTCTCGGCAAGGGTCTCCTGACTCCGGGCGAAGCGATTCAGGTCGCGATCGCCTCGGGTCATGGGATCGGCAAGTCCGCGATCGTCGCCTGGATCATCCTGTGGTCCATGTCCACCTTCGAGAATACGAAGGGAGTCGTTACTGCGAACACCGAGAATCAGCTCAAGACCAAGACCTGGACAGAGCTCGGGAAGTGGTTCTCGCGGTTCATCGGCAAGGAGCTGTTCGAGTTCACGGCGACCGCCGTCCACATCAAAGATCCGGACATCGATCGACAGAAGCAGTGGCGCATCGACATGGTGCCGTGGAGCGAGAAGAACACCGAAGCGTTCGCCGGTATGCACAACGAGGGCAAGCGCATCCTTGTCATCTTCGACGAGGCCTCGGCCATTTCAAACCTGATCTGGGAAGTGTCCGAAGGAGCGCTCACCGACGACAATACCGAGATCATCTGGTGCTGCTTCGGGAACCCGACCCGTAACTCTGGCCGGTTTTACGATTGCTTCCACAAAGATAAGCACCTTTGGATCAATCGGCAGATCGACAGCCGCACGGTCAAGATCACGAATAAAAAGCAGATTGCGAAGTGGGAAGAGAAGTACGGCGCCGACTCCGATTTCTTCAAGGTTCGCGTCCGCGGGCTGTTCCCGAGCACGTCCAGCTCCCAGTTCATCTCGACCGATATCGTCGACGCAGCCATGGGCAAGCAGATCCACGCAGGCTCTTACAACTTCGCGCCGAAGATCATCGGGGTGGATCCGGCTTACAGCGGGGAAGACGAGTTCGCGGTGTACCTCCGGCAGGGTCTGGCCGCTCAACTTCTCGGGACCTTCCACAAACTGGAAGATGACTTCAAGGCCGCGGGCTACATCGCCCAGTGGCAGGACGAACACCAGGCCGATGCGGTCTTCGTCGACATGGGTTACGGTACTGGGATCGTATCAGCAGCGAAGGCCATGGGCAGGCAGTGGCAGCTCGTAGCCTTTGGATCGTCTTCCATGAAGCCGGGGTACCTCAACAAGCGGGCTGAGATGTGGGGCGACATGAAGGACTGGTTGAAGGCCGGTGGTTGTATCCCGAACGATCCCACGATCTGCGACGAGCTCAAGGGTCCAGAGGGCTGGGTCAATCTCAAGGGGCAGATCCAACTTGAATCGAAGGACGACATGAAAGAACGCGGAGTCGCATCCCCGAACCGCGCCGATGCGCTGGCTCTGACCTTCGCCTTCCCCGTTCAGAAGAAGAACATCTTCAACAAGCCGGAGTTTGCAAAGAAGGATTACGACCCACTCGCCTAAATAATAAATAGGAAACTAACAGGCAACATTCAGATTGAGCGCATAGGGGGGTTATTATGTGCTCAGGCGCTGCATATCGAGGTGAACCAGCAACACCAAAACCCGCAGCAGCACCCACCCCTCCCGCTGCCGCTACCTTCGTCGATCCAAACCCATCCGACACCGAAGATCTGAGACGCAAGAAGCTCGACAGTCTTCGCATGGGAATGTTGAGCACGATTAAGACTTCACCGACGGGAATCAATCCCGCATCTGCTCCGGTGTTCTCTCCCGTGGCGACCGCGCTCAAAGCAAAGCTGGGCGCATAACGATGGACGGTCAACTTTATAAAAAACGATTTCTTGCGATCAAACAGGAAGCGAACACTTGGGTGTCTGCCTGGAAGGACATTTCGAAATACATCAAGCCGACGCGTGGCTTCTTCGGAGAACTCCCAAACCAAGGTCGCACGATCGACACGAAAACAATTCTCGACAGTCTCCCGGGAAGATCTGCTCGCATTCTCGCGGCCGGGATGACCTCGGGCCTGACCTCTCCGTCCCGTCCATGGTTCAAGCTGGGATTGACTGACACCGACCTCATGGAATTCGATCCGGTCAAGATCTGGCTCGAAGACGTGCAGACCCGGATGATGGGAGTCTATTCCAAGTCGAACATCTACGGCGTTCTGCATTCGATGTACGAAGAGATCGGACTCTTCGGAACATCTGCCTCCATCATTCTCGACGACTTCCACGACATGATCAGAGGCCGCGCATTCACTGCCGGAGAATACTATCTCGGGACCGGTCCGGACTGCCGAGTCAACACCTTTGGCCGTGAGTATTGGCTGACTGTCGGGCAGCTCGTCAAAGAGTTTGGAATCGACAAAGTCAGCGATCAAGTCAAAAGCCTATTTAACAACAACGATATCGACAAATGGGTGAAGGTGAATCACCTGATCGAACCCAATGCCAGCAGAATCCCGGGCATGAAAGATAACAAAAACATGTCCTTCCGATCCACCTACTGGGAAGAAGGATCGGGATTGGATATGCTTCGACAGACAGGGTTCGAAGACTTTCCTGTTCTCGCACCCCGCTGGGATGTCACCACCTCGGCAGACGTTTACGGCAAGGGTCCGGGTTGGGAGTCCATCGGCGACGTGAAGATGCTGCAGAAGATGCAGCGCGAGAAGCTGATCGCTCTCGACAAGATCGTCAATCCTCCGGTCCAGAAGGACGCAAGCGTTCAGGGTGAAGTCAATACCCTGCCCGGTGGCGTAACGATCTCGAGCGCCACAACTCCGAACGCCGGGGTTCGTCCATCCTACCAGATCAATCCGGACCTCGGAGCTCTTGAGAACTCGATCATGAGAACTCAGGAATCCATTCAGAAAAATTTCTATTCCGACCTGTTCCTCATGATGGCCCAGAGCGATCGCAGGCAGATGACTGCCCGCGAAGTGGTCGAGCGTCACGAAGAGAAGCTGCTCATGCTCGGGCCGGTGCTCGAGCGCCTTGAGTCCGAACTTCTCGACCCGATCATCGATCGCACGTTCAACATCATGATGAGATCAAATCTCGTGCCACCACCTCCCAAAGAGCTGCAGGGAATGGACATCCATGTCGATTACATTTCGATGTTGGCTCAGGCCCAGAAGATGGTCGGGACCACGGCTCTCGAACAGTTCAACAATTACATCGGCACCATTTACACGCTCAATCCCGACATCGTCGACCTGGTTGACTTCGACGAGAACGCGACCTCTTACGGCCAGATGCTCGGGATCTCTCCCAAGATCATCCGCGGCAAGGAGACCGTCGCCACGATCCGCAAGCAGAAGCAGGCGGCTTTGGCCCAGCAGCAGCAGGCTCAGAACGCTCAGGCAATGGCTCAGGGTGCGAAGACCATGGCAGACACTCCGCTCGGTCAGAACTCAGCTCTCGACGCAGCGCTGGCCGGGATCACCGGTAACCAGACCGGGGCAGGTATTCCGCAATGAGCGACCCATTCGACAACACCGAGAACACTAAGATCGAAGAGCGCCGCAAGCGATACCGTGACCGGGAGATCGGAGACATCCGCAAGATTTTGGCTCTTCCGGAAGGTCGCCGCTTCATGTGGCGGATCATGGAGTTTGCAGGACCGACTCGCCTCTCATTCTCTCAGAACGATCGGACGACAGCTTTCAACGAGGGCCGCAGGGAAGTGGGCCTCTTTCTTTTGAAAGACATCATGGAAGTCAAACCCGAAGCCTTCATTCAGATGCAGCGCGAGCACATCTCGGAAGCAAAGGCCGATGCCCAGAAGGGCGATGAGGATTCCGAATCATGAGTACCGAAGTTAATTCAGTTTCAACAAGTCTCTTGGATGCTGCCCCACAACCAACACCGGCAGCTACAGAGGGTGGGAGTCTGCTGGGTTCAGCAGGCTCTGGGAACACGACCGATCAACCTGCTTCGAAGCCGGGGGAAACCCCAGCCGATAAGCCGGCAGATCCAAGTGTTCAAGCGAAAGCCGACACGCCTGCGGACAAAAAGCCCGTAGGTGCTCCGGAAAAGTACACCGATTTCAAACTGCCCGAAGGTGTGGCTCTCAATCCCGAAATGGCCTCGGAGTTCTCCGCGACCGCGAAGGAATTGAACCTATCTCAGGAAGCAGCCCAGAAATTGGTGGATGTGCAATCGAAGTTCGTCAAGGCACAGGTCGAAGCCCAGCAAGCTCAATTCAAACAGACCGTCCAAGAACTGAAATCGGAAACGATCAAGGTTCTCGGCGCTGACTATGAAAAGCAGCTCGGAATCGCAGCTAAGGCCATTGAACGATTCGGTACACCGGAGCTGAGAACATTGCTCAACGAGACTGGACTCGGGAACCACAAGGAGCTGGTTCAGATGTTCATGAAGGTGGGCAAGGCGATCAGTGAAGACAGTTTCGTTGAGGGGAATAGAGTCAGCGGATCGAGGAGTGCGGCCGCTGTTCTTTATCCAAGTGAAAAACAATAAACCAATAAGGAGAAGTGAATCATGTCAACAATCGGACAAACTGCAGTAACCCTTCAGGACTTCGCCAAGCGCGTGGACTGCGATGGCAAGGTCGACAAGATCGTCGAAATCATCAGTCTTCAGAACGAAATTCTGGACGACATGCTCTGGATGGAAGGAAATCTTCCGACCGGGCACAAAACCACGGTTCGCACCGGCTTGCCGGGAGCAACGTGGCGCCAGTTGAACTACGGCGTTCAACCCACCAAGAGCTCGACCGCTCAGGTGACTGACACCTGCGGAATGCTGGAAGCATACGCGGAAGTCGACAAGGCCCTGGCCGACCTGAATGGAAACAGCTCCGAGTTCCGCTTGTCTGAAGACAAGGCGTTCTTGGAAGGCATGAATCAGGAAATGGCGAAGACCCTGTTCTACGGCAACACTGCCGTGAATCCGGAGCGCTTCATGGGTCTCGCACCCCGATTCCTCGCTTCCGGCGTGGATCCGCTCGCGAGCGGCTTCAACGTCATCAAGGGCGGCGGCTCAGGTTCGACCAACACGTCGATCTGGCTCGTGGTCTGGGGCGACAACACGGTTCACGGAATCGTTCCGAAAGGTTCGAAGGCCGGGTTCCAGCACGAAGACAAAGGTCAGCAGACCATTCTCGACGCAGCGGGCGGTCGGTTCGAAGGCTATCGCACCCATTACAAGTGGGATTGCGGTTTGACCGTTCGTGACTGGCGCTATGTGGTTCGCATCGCGAACGTCGACGTGGCTGCTCTCACCAAGAACGCCGCTACCGGCGACGACATCGTGGATCTGATGACTCAGGCTCTGGAAAAAATCCCGAACCTGGCAGCAGGCCGCGCCGCATTCTATTGCAATCGGACGATCCGCAGCTTCCTGCGCCGTCAGGTTGTCAGCAAGGTGGCGTCCAGCACGTTGTCGATGGACTCGGTCGCAGGCAAAAAGGTTGTCACGCTCGGAGAAGTTCCCGTCCGTCGTGTTGACCAGCTCTTGAACACGGAAGCCACGGTTTCCTAAATATTTTCGATTGACGGGTGGGCTCTCGGGCCTGCCCGTCTTCGAACAAAAACAAACTCAAAATAAGGAGAAATTCAAATGATACTCGACAAACAACTCAGCCTGTCTGCAGCTCAGGCCGTGACGGCATCCGCCGCCTCGACCAACGTGATTGATCAGGGAGCTCCTGGCGATGCTCATTGTGCGCTGTTCGCCATGGTTCAGGTTCGTGAAGCAGCGACCGCTTCCGGTTCTGCAACGGTGAACTTCGTGATTCAGACCTCGGTGGATGAAGCCTTCACTTCTCCCATCGTGTTGTTTGATTCCGGCGCGATCGGCAAAGCAGCGCTCACCCTGAACAGCGAACCCGTGAAAGTGCGTCTCCCGATCGGAGTCAAGCAGTTCATTCGCGGGTACTACACTGTTGCAACCGGTCCGCTCACCGCGGGCAAGTTCGACATGTTCCTCGTGAGCGACGTGAAGATCGGATAAGTCATGCCAAAGTTCTTGGTCACTTGCGACTGTTACGGATACCAGGGCCGATATTGGGAAAAGGGGTCAGAAGTGACTCTGTCCGATAGCGATGCACCGCCAATACACTTCAAACCTCTTGAAGAGGAAAAGAAGATTGAAAATCAGGCGGACGCTCCTATTGCCCAGGAACAGCCCAGACGTTCGAAACGATCGCAGTAACAGGGATGTGGGAGGGGGCAACTGTCTTCGTGCTCCCTCCCAACTTAAAACGGAGATCCGCAGATGAGCACAAAAACCGATATCGTCAACATGGCCTTGAGCCACATTGGCCAAAAGATTATTACCTCGGTTGAAAGCGGAACCGAAGAGCAGGCAAAGAAGGCCAGACTCCTGTACGACAACGCTCGGGATGCGGTGCTCAGAACCCGGAGCTGGAACTTCGCGACCAAGATCGAACCGCTGGCGACGATCAGCGGCGAGTCAATCCCGGGATGGAACTACCTGTACCAGCGTCCATCGAAGTGTCTGCTGGTCCGAAAGATTTTTGCCGCAGGTGGTGGATCAAATCCCACCGCCGAAGAGCACAAAGAATTACTCTCACCGACCACGAACGTGAACGCGATCGCTGCCCAGATCTCCGGCGCCTATATCGAGTACACCATGCAGGTCGTGGACGTTTCTCTGTACGACACCGGATTCATTGAGGCCCTGTCCTACAAGCTGGCTTCGATGCTGGCCCAGCCATTGACCGGGAATAAAGATCTTGGGGTTACGATGCTCGGAATCTTCAAACAAGTGATCGACGATGCCGGTCGGACCAACGCTTCCGAAGGGAACGTCAAGCCGGTCTCAACATCGTCTTACATTGACGCGAGGTGATCAGTGCCGTCGTTTCAAATTCAGCCAACTTTTTCAGGTGGAGAGTTTAACCCCAGCCTCTTCTCCCGAGTGGACTGGCAGAAGTACAGCACTGGACTGAAGAAGGCGAAGAACTTCATCATTCATCCCCATGGCGGTGCGAGCAATCGCCCGGGCCTGCACTACATCGCGAAGCCGAAGTTCGCCGACAAGAAGTGTCGACTGATTCCGTTTGAGTTCTCTTCGACTCAGGCCTACATGATCGAACTCGGGCACCTCTATTGCCGCTTCTTCATGAACGGTGGACAGATCGCAGCCACATCGAAACCCACCTGGAGCAGCGTAACCGTTTACGCACCCGGGGATTTCGTCACCCACTCCGGGATAGTTTACTACGCGATCGATTTCGGATCGAACCACACTCCCGCCTCAAGTCCAACTTACTGGGCGCCGCAGATCTGTTACGAGATCGTGACGACCTACACAGAGTCGGAGATCAAAGACATCAAGTTCGTCCAGAGCGCTGACGTACTGTTCATCACTCACCCGAATCATCCGCCTCGGATGCTGGCCAGAGAGTCCCATGCGGGTTGGCGGCTAGATGACCTTCCCTATGTTGGAGGGCCGTTCATGCTCTCAAACACAACCACAGCCGACACGATCACCGCTTCCGCAGTTTCGGGAGCGGTGACTCTTACTTCGACCGCCGACATCTTCGACGTGAATCACATCGGGGCATTGTTCCGGATCAAGCACTACATTCCTTCTCAGGTCTATTCTGGACAGGTGGCGACTTCAGACACCTCGTTCACTTCGATCAAGTGCGGCGAGGTCTGGCGACTTCGTACCGGTGGATCGTGGCAGGGCAAGATCACGGTTCAGCAGTCCCTCGACGGTGGAACGGTTTGGCACAATGTCCGATCGTTCTCTTCACAGGGAGACTTTAACGTCAATACCTACGGGTCTCTCGACTACCCGGACAGCAAAGCGAATTACAGTCTGATCCGGGTTTACTGCGAGATCAATACCGCTCCGGTCTTTATCGATCTGACATCCGATCCGTTCACGACGACCGGCATTGTCCGGATCACATCCCACTCTGGTCCGACCTCGGTGGGCGGGATCGTCGAGACCACGGTCGGAGATACGTCCGCATCCGCAGACTGGGCCGAGGGTTCATGGTCCACTTACCGCGGCTTCCCTTCCTGCATCGTGTTTTTTCAAGATCGATTGACCCTTGCCGCTTCCGCATCGGAACCACAAACCGCATGGCCGAGTAAGACCGGGAATTACTACGACTTCGGTCGAAGCAGCCCGCTTGTGGACTCGGACTCGATCTCGATCAACCTCCCCAGTCAGAAGATGAACGGGATCCGGAACATGGTCGGACTGGCTGAGATCTTGGCTCTGACCGCATCCACCGAATGGAGCATCGGCGCCGGTAACGGTGGAGTGTTCTCTCCGACATCGATCGAGACGAAATGTCACGGCTACCGGGGCAGCTCGAACATCGCTCCGGTGGTGATCGGGAACCGAGCGATCTTTGTGCAGCCGATGGGAGCAATCCTCCGGGATCTGGGATTCGATTATTCATCCGACGGGTTCACCGGGAACGACCTCAGCATTCTGGCCAGTCATCTGTTCGAGGGTAAGGCAATCGTCGAGATGGCCTACCAGCAGGAACCCGACAGCATCGTGTGGTGCGTCCGCGACGACGGCGTCATGTTGTCCATGACTTATCAGCGGGAACACGAAGTCCTCGCCTGGACTTGGCACGATACCGCAGGCCTGTTTGAGTCGGTGGCCAGCATTCCGGGCTCCGGATATAACGAGACTTGGGTGGTCGTGAAGCGTGGATCGGACAGGTTCATTGAGCGCTTCGATCGCCGCATGTACTCGACAGAACCCGCCGAACAGTTCTTCATTGACTGTGGACTGACTTACCGCGGATCTCCCGCGACCGTAATCACAGGCCTTGAACACCTGAATAACAAGCAGGTCGCCATTCTCGCAGACGGGAACGTGGTCAACGGTCTGACCGTATCCGGTGGACAGGTCACAATCCCGACGGCTGCATCGATCGTTCATGTGGGCCTTCCCTATGTTTCAGATCTCGAGACCTTGAACATCGAAGTCCAGACTCAGGACGGCACCATGCAGGGCCGCACCGTCAAGATCTCAATGGTCACCTTCCGATTCCTCAATGCTCGCGCTGGTTGGGTGGGTCCGGATGCCGACAACCTGACCGAGATTATTCAGAACACCGGGGTACCGCTCGGGACTCCTGAGCCTCTGTTCACTGGCGACTTCAAAGAGACGATCACTTCCGGTTACGAGTTCCAGGGTGGCCGAGTTCTGTACCGGCAGGTCGATCCGCTCCCAGTCACGATTCTGGCGATCATGCCGACCGTCACGGTGGGGGGATGACGTGATCTATTTCGAAAACAGAAATAGCTCTGTCAGAACCGCAGAAATCGATGATGTGTGTTGCCTAAAAGACACACTGAGAGAGTCTGACCGCGAAGAGATCAAGGCAAGTCACGGCCACAATCCGGAAGAGGCCCTGCTCCATTCTCTCAAAGTTTCATCCCATGCGTTCACAGTGACCTTCAAGGGCCGTCCGGTGGCCATGTTCGGGGTGGCTCCGACCGAAGGAGATAAGACGCTGGGGTGTATCTGGCTTCTTGCCTCTGACGAGATTCATAAGATCAAGAAGACGTTCCTCAAAATGAGCGGCGTTTTCATCAAGCAGATGCTCGATCTGTACCCTGTCCTTTTCAACTATGTGGATATCAGGAACACGAAATCAATCGACTGGCTGAAGTGGTGCGGTGCCCAGTTCATGGTTCCAGAGGTGTACGGGGTTGAGAATAAGTTCTTCAGTCTATTCACGATCAGGAGGAATGCCGATGTGTGAACCGGTCACCGCAGGAATTGCGCTATTGGGTATGGGACTTCAAGCAATCGGCGGGGTTGAGGCCGCAGATGCTCAGCGCGAACAGGGCAAGGCCAACGAGCGATATTACAATTCACTCGCCGACACCAACGAGAAGCAGGCGGACATCGCCATTAAGGTCGGAGAGAGTCAGGCCACAGCATTCCAAGACGCCGGAGCTCGCGAGACGGCGGGCCTGAAGAATCAGGTCAAACAGTTTGAAGGGACTCAGAAGGCTGCGATGGCTGCGGCCGGGATCGGCGCAGGGTCTGGAACTGCCGAAGATATCGTCGGCGATACGTTCGACAAGGCGAAGATGGACGAGATGGCGATCCGGTACAATGCGGACGCTCGGACTCAGGAAGCGGTCTACAACTCCAAGGCTCAGGCTTGGGGCCTTAAAGAACAGGCTCGCCAGTATCGGATCGGTGGAGCCAACGCCAGACAGGCGGGCGACACGAACGCGAGCGCTACCCTTCTCGGCACTGCTGGATCGGTGGCAGGCGGCGCCTACAACTTCAGCCAGACCAGCGGCGGGCAGAAGCTCTTCGGCGGTGGCAGTAAAACATTCAACGGATTGCCTCTCAGAACTTACCCCGGAGGGAGATAATTGTGCCTAAAGTTCCAGTGTACGAACAGCAGGTCTCAGCGAAGCCAGTAGCAAGCGAAGCACCTCGGATGCCGGCACCGGTCGAAGCTGCGTTCGGGCAGGACGTGGCCGCGGCGAATGCCAGAATGGCTGGCACGGTTTCGTCTCTCGGTGAAAAGCTGGCCTCTCACATGATCGAACGGCAGGCGAAGGACGACGAGCGGCAAGTGTTCGACACTGCGGTAAAGTTCAACCAGGAGATGCAGGACCGACTTTACGATCAGACCCGAGACGACAAGGGCAAGCCCAAAGGCTTCATGCTCCGACAGCTCGATCAGACCAAAGACTCCACGCCTGAGTTCGACCAGTTTTATCATCAGGATCTGAAGCAGAAGTACCTCGACACCGTGACCTCCGACGCTCAGAAGACCATGCTTCAACGCGAGATGGACACCCGGTTCACAGCTACCAGAGACCAGATCATCAAGCACGAAGTCACTCAGACGAACGAAGCCTTCAACAAATCAGCCGCCACTTTCGTCAAGACCTCCGTCGATCTGTCGGCAGGAATTACCGATCCATCCATCCTGAAGGCCGCGATCGCCCACACTCAGGAATATCAAGCGCTGGCTCTTCAGCGGAATGGGCTCACTCCGGACGAGATCGCTCAGAGTTCCAAAGAAGTCGCTGGCGAAATGGCGAAGGCTGCGGTCTTGGCTGTGATCGAGCAGAACCCGAAGGCCGCTCGCAGTCTTCTCGAGAACACAAAGACCGTGATGTCAGAACACCAGGCGGTCGATCTCGAAAAAACCGTCAAGGGCAAAGAGTTCGCGGACAAGCAGGTCGCCGTCTTCAATACGGTTTCAGGGTTCAAACTGGAAGACGGTACTCCGGACTTCGCGAAGATGGAGTCGACAATTCTCAGCATGAAGGACACCCCGACCGCCGAAAAAGAAAAGCTCTGGGACTATTCCAAAGCTCGGGCCGGTGAAATGTCTCAGCAGAAAAAGCAGCAGGACACCGCCAAAGATTACGACTTCATGAATCAGATCTATGCCGGCAAGGCGAAGGGCACCATGTCCCGGGATCAGGCGATTCAGTACGCGAACAAGGTCGGAGACGGCGCCTGGGATGTGGGTCAGAAGGAAGCGATCGTCACGAAGCTTTACACCACGGACATCAAGACCGATCCGGTCACCTACATGGCAATGTGGGAAGGTGTGCGCAATGGTCAGCTCCAAGCCAAAGACCTGTATCAGGTATTCACGAAGGGTCGGATCTCCGGATCTGACTTCATGGAACTCTCGAAGCTGGCGTTCAAGGGCGAAGGAAATCTCAAGTCCACCATGGATATGATCGAGATCCAAGCCAAAGAGAAGTACGCGGACCCGATCGACCGGGCTCGGTTCATCTACTCCGTCGAAGAAGCCAAGCGCACGAATCCCGGGATCACAAGCGACGAGCTGTATAAGAAGGCTCAGACCCTGATGGACAAAGACCCGAACACCGGCTGGCTCGGATTCATCGGCGTGAAGAAGAACTACCAGACCGAGTTCTCGAAGTCTGGTGAAGACCTGCTCGCAATGGGTCAGGTCAAGCAAGACCTCGGCTCAGACGTGGTCAAGTCGATCGAGAGAACCACACTCAAGGGTCAGTCGAAGTTCATGCCCGAAGACATCAAGCCGTACTTCCAAGAGTTCGGTGACGACGCCATGAAACCGGGCGGACGCGCAAACGATGCGATCAAATACCTGAATTCGCAGGGTCTCGACGCGACGTTCTCCAATATTAAAAAGTACCTTGAATTGACAGCGACTTCCAAAGGGGTAGCCAAAAAATGACCGAACAACTGGACCCGTCACTCTTCCCGGATCAACCTACCACCGGCACCGTGATCATGAGCCCGGAGATGTTCCCGGACAAGCCGAGCAAGATTGAAGCAGCGTACCGGGCCGGTCTTCAGGTCGATCCCGACCACGCTGCGAAGGTGATCAGGTATTCAGGAATGCTCGGGCAATCTCCGTCGGAAGTGGACAAGAACCCAGTCATGGCCGAAAAGGTCGCGGCAGCTCACGATTCCCAGTACTGGGCAGATTTCGAAAAGAATCATCCTGCTGCGTCGAGACACTTTGTCAACAATCCGGATCATGTGGTCGCAGCCCAGGACGATTTCGAGAACATCGGCGCCACAGAAAAGGCCGTCAAAGACGCAGGGTTCTGGCACAGCATGTACCGGGCTTCGATGTCCGGACTCGGATCACTGAATGCGAACATCGCCCGGATCCCGGGACTGGCCTACGATACCGCGGCCATTCCGCAGAACCTTCTCATGAAGGCGATCGGCAAGCCCGAACTTCAGGTCAAGTCACCCGACTGGCTGACCGAGAACCCGGTCACGAAATATTACGATGAAGGCGCGAAGTCCTACCATGTCGACGCGATCGACAAGGGCATATTCGATTCCATCAAGGCTGGGAATTATGCGGATGCTGGCAAGTCGCTTGCTCTTCAATTCGCTCAGAACGCTCCAAATCAGGCGGCTCTGATCGTTTCCGCCTTGACTGGGTTCGGCACCGCGGGACTGGTCGGCGCAGGTCTGACTACTGCCGCAGACTCTCAGAGGCAGGGCAAAGACTCCGGCGCAGATCCGGCCATGAACACCCTGAACTCACTGACCAAGGGAACGATCGAATCCGGCTTCGAAAGCCTCGGGACCTTCGGGCTCCTGAAGTCGTGGGAACATGCGATCGCCCAGAGTGTCGGGAAGCAGAGCTCTCGGGAAGTCATGAAGGAAGTCGCGAAGACCTTGGTTCACTCCGCTGCCGGTGAAGGTAACGAAGAGTTTTTGACCAGCATCGCCCAGGACTTCAGCGACCACATCACCGGAGTCAAGCCAGACGCTTTGGATGGAATGCTCACTCGTGCGATCGACGCCGGCATAGTCGGCGGCATGTCCGGTGCGGCGATGACGGGCCCTGGGGCAATCGCCTCCGGATCTCACAAAGCTCTCGCCACACGCCGGATCGAGAAGCTGAAAGAGGTCTACAACACCGTAGGCCAGACAGTGAAGGAATCCAAACTCAGGGGCAGACTCCCGGAAGCTCACGCGAGCCTTGTCGGCACCATTGCGGAAGGCACCCCGGTCGAGAACGTGTACCTGCCGGTCGATGCCGCAGAGACTTACTTCCAATCCAAGAACATCCCGATCGAGAAGGTCGTTCAAGATCTCGGAGTCGAGAAGCAGTACCAGGACGCGAAGGCCCGCGGTGGCGACATCGTGATCCCATTCTCGAAGTGGGTCAGCCAGATGGCAGACACCGAGCATTACAATGCGCTCGCCGATGACGTGAAGTTCTCAGCCGAAGAGTTCACTCCGAACCAGGAGAAGCAGGTCAATTCCCACCTCGACACCCTGATGCAGTCCGAGGTCGCGAAGGCAAAGGTCGAGACCGAAAAGGACGCGAAGGTCCGGGCCGGATATGACTCAGTTTATGAATATGTGAAGCAGGCTCAGGAACAGGCCGGCAAACCTGCCGCCATGAACCAGAAGCAATGGACGACTCTGGTCGAATCCAATGCAAGATTGTCCGCAGCCCACGCGGTGGCTCAGTCAGTTCGCCGCGGGATCTCGGTCGAAGAATACTTCTCCGGCGCCAACAAGCCACAGATCGTCAAAGGCGACGGTCCGATCGCTCCGGTGATCTCGATCAACAAGTCTCAGTACAAGTCGGAAGTGCTTGATCGCATCAAGTCCGAAGTCGAAGCCGGGTATCACGAGTCGGGAGGGTTCGTTCCCCAGGCGAATCAGGAAACTCTGCAGGCAGGCGAAGCGACGAACAAATCAATTCCGTCCTACTCCACCTATCCAAAGTACATGCAGAACAAGGGCCACACGAAGGCCGAAGTTCTGAACATTCTGGACAAGACAATGGGCGGCGCGAAGCTGACCGAGAAGCAGCAGACCATTCTCGACGATCTGTACCAGTCCAGCGGATACGACCAGGCGGCGGTGACGAAGGAAGAGCCATTCCTGCAGTCTCCGGTTTCAAAGCAGCCTGCTCCCGAGTTCTATTCAAAACTTGAGAAGACCGTTCAGGACAAGGTCTCGAACAATGCCACCCCTGCTCAGATCATCGCCACCCTCCGGGAGGTGAAGCCCGAAGAGATGCAGTATTCCGGGATCAACGAGTTTTTGCAGGGCAAAGAAAAGGTATCTAAGCAGGAGCTGCTGGACTTCCTGAAAGAGAATCAGATTCAGGTTGAGGAAGTGAAGAAGATCGATCCGAAGGCATCCATGGATAAGTGGAAGGCTGCGGGCGGAACTGGAATGAGAACGTCTGCGGCGGATGCGAAATTCACCCAATACACTCTCCCGGGTGGAGAAAATTACCGCGAAATTCTGTTCACATTGCCACCGGTCACGATTGCCGAACTCCCTGATGGGTATGTCGTAAAACAGAATCCTGCCACCGAGACTGCAAAGAAATACGGCAGTCAGTGGGTGGTCGAAGGGCCTACGTCGGTCAACGGTGTCGATCAGCGCTATGGCCACGGCAAGACTCAGGCGGAAGCGATTGCCGACTTCTACTCGAAACATGGATCCAGTCCGGTTTATCGATCGGGGCACTGGGAAGAGAAGAACGTCCTCGCCCACGTTCGACTCGACGACCGCGTGGACTCCGACGGGAAGCACGTCCTTTTTGTGGAAGAGATCCAAAGCGACTGGCACCAGGACGGTAGAAAGAAGGGATACAAGGGACAGAGCGAGTCTTCGAGTCTTCCTCCAAACGCATCGGTCGTGTTGGCTTCTGATGGCAACTATGTGGTTCAAAACGATGGGTTCAAGGACTTGGATTCCAGAGCATCTACTGAGTCCGAATCAATTCGACTGTTCAACAAAAAGAGAAGTCTGGGGGTTCCGGATGCCCCATTCAAAAAGACGTGGCACGAATTCGCACTGAAGAAGATTCTGCGCATGGCTGCAGAAAATGGTTACGACCGAGTCGCATGGACAACGGGAGATCAGCAGGCTGCACGGTATGACCTAAGCAAACAGGTCGACCGCGTTTCGATGCAGCGACTTGTCACCGACGGAAAAGAGAATGGGCAAGTAGCCGTTCGCGCCACAAAGGACGGCAATGACGTACTTGATTCAAATTCGATAGTTCCAGAATCAAAGGTCCCGGACCTGTTCGGTAAAGAGGTTTATCAGAAGCTCAAGGAACAGGCAGACAAAGGAACCAACGTATCCGCACAGCTTGAGGGCAATGACCTAAAAATCGGCGGCGATGGCATGAAGGGATTCTACGACAAGATCATCCCTGACTTCCTAAGCAAGTACACGAAAAAATGGGGCGGCAGGGTTGGGGAAACTAGTTTCGTAAAGCCAGAGACCACTCTCTCGTATGCGGAAAGTCAACGCCGACGCAATGGAGGGGAAGTCGATCCAGCGCAGTTTAAACAGACCGTCCACTCCATCGATGTCACGCCTCAAATGCGTGATGCGGTTCTCTTTGAAGGGCAGACCCTCTTCCAAGATGGCGAAACCCCCAGAGGTAGCGTTAACTTCGGAAAAGACTCAACAATTATCAGCATGTTCAGGAATGCCGACGCTTCCACGTTCGTGCATGAATCTGCACACATGTGGCTGAAGGACCTGAACGATCACATCAAATCAGGCAAGGCCGACGCTCAGTACCTGGCCGACTGGAAGGTCCTGTCTGACTGGCTCGCGATCAAAGACGGTCAGGAAAAGCTCACCACAGAACAGCAGGAGACCTTCGCCCGCGGCTTTGAAGCCTACGTCATGGAAGGCAAGGCTCCCACCTCCGAGCTCCGGAAGGTGTTCGCGAACTTCAAGCGCTGGCTGACCAAGATCTATTCGACCGTGAAGGGTCTCAACGTCGAGCTGTCCGATCCGGTACGAGGGGTCATGGATCGAATGCTGTCCGCTGAATCCGAGATCAACCAGGCCGAGAAGGTGTCGGGCGGCATGGACAACACCCAGATCGAGGGTATGCCGGCAGAAGCTGCGAAGAAGCTGTCAGACCTTCGGGAACAGGCTCACGAAGAAGCCGTCTCCACTCTCCTGACCAGGCAGATGGATGAGATCTCGAAGGACAATCTCGCGAAGATTACGAAGGCGAAGGAAGACCTGACAAGGCGGGCCACCGAGAATGTCAAGTCAGTGCCAGTTTACAAGTCTCAGAACGAGATTCAGGACAACTTGAAGGCCGATCCGAAGGAGTCCGCTCAGAAGTATATCGACGGGAAGCTCACCGAAGAGAACGGGATCCGCTTCGACATGATCGCGGAAGCCAACGGATACACCTCGGGCGACGAGATGGCGAAGACCATTCTCAAGGCTCAGAAGGTTGAATCCTACATCGCCGATCGGGTTGAGATGGGCATGATCGAGTTCGAAGATCTGAAGGACTCATCCCGGATCAAAGAGGCAGCTCTCGAAGCGATCCACAGCGACAAACAGGTCGAAGTCATGGCCATGGAGAAGGCGGTGCTCGACGGCATGGTGGAGAACCTTCCGGACGCAGAGGCCGCAAAGAAGCGACGTGCGATTCAAGCCAAGGTCGAGTACGACGCGGCGAAGGCTCTGGCCGCGAAGATCATCGGTTCCAGTCGGGTTGGGGATGCGGTGGCATTCAAGCCCTACTTCACCGCCGAACGAAACGAAGCGGTTCAGGTCGCTCGTGCTCTAGTGAAGAAGGATTATAAGACCGCAGCCGACCACAAGCAGAAGCAGATGCTGAATCACGCTCTGGCCATGGAATCGCTCAAGGTCAAAAAAATGGTCGACAAAGAGATCGACTTTCTGAAGGCGATCCAGAAGAAGAAGGCTTCGCTCTTTAAAGCCGAAGAGCACTTCACCCAGGTGGCGATGATCTTGGAGCGCTTCGGGATGCCGCGCTACGACTTCAACAAAGAACTCCGACGCGAGACCCTGAAGGACTGGGTCATCCGCATGAACGACGAAGAGTCCGGGGTCGGCAATGCCGTGCTTCCGGAGTGGATCATGGACGAGACCGTTCGGACGAAGATCGCCGACCTGTCGATCGATCAGCTCCATGACGTGGTCGATTCAATTAAGAATATTCAGACGGCTGCAAATGTCGAGAAGCGCTTTTTATCCATCATGGATGGTGCGGATATCGACCAGATCGTCGATAGACTCACGGATGAGTCCAATTTGAACACGAAGGAGAGTGAGAAGACGAAGCACAGCGCAGAGCCCGGGAAGCTCGACGCAATCGCGAAGATGTGGGCCAGCTATAAAACCAGTCTGAAGAAGATTTCCACAATCCTCCGGAAACAGGACGGATGGAAGGACTTCGGAATCTGGCAGCAGGTGTTCACCGATCCGGTGTACCAGGCTGCGAACGTGGAATCCGACATGCTGAAGAAGGCCGAAGGGATGCTCGAAAAACTCTGGTCCGCCTATTCGAAGAAGGAACTCAACGAGATGGGTTCCAAGCTGATCCACCTGGAAGAGCTCGGGACCTCAGCCACAAAGATGCGCCTGATCGCCATGGCTCTGAACATGGGTAACCAAGGGAACCGTGACCGTCTGTTCTCGACTCCACCGGTCTGGGCTGATCAATCAAAATACTGGGATCTCAATGTCGCGAAGGCGATGCTGAAGAAGAACCTGACCGTGAAGGACTGGGAGTTCGTTCAGAACGCTTGGGACATGATCGGGACTCTCTGGCCCGAGATCGCAGCGCTTCACAAAGACATGACCGGGTTCACCCCGGGCAAGGTCGAGCACCTTCCATTCTTGGCTCAGGCGAAGGACGGCGAAGTCGCGATGCGCGGCGGGTACTATCCACTGAAGGAAGATCACCGATCGAGCGAGAAGGCCAACGTCCGCGAAAAGCTCGAAGCACCGCTCTATTCCGAAAAGAATCCGGGTTGGATCATGGCGACAAAGACCGGCCACACGAAGGGCCGCGTCGAGAAGGCTACCTATGCCGTTGCTCTGGACATCACCCTGATCAATCGCCACATGAGAGACGTGATCCACGACATAGCCTTCCGGAAGGTGATCACCGATCTGCGCAGGCTCATGAATAACCGCTTCCTCCAGGACTCCATGAAGCGGAACGTAGGTCCGGAAGGGTTCGAGGCCGTGAAGGAATGGGTCGCTTCCGTCGCTACCGGCAACGTCCAGAATCGGACCATGCTTACCACGATGGAGCGAGTCGTAAGGTCTCTGCGATCGAACACCACGACCGCAGTCCTCGGATTCAAGCCGTCTGTCATTATTCAGAACTTTGCGAACCCGTTCCTGTTCGACGGTGCGATCGAAGGATTCGGCAAGCGAGAAGCTGCCCGCGGGTTCTTCGTTCGCGGTCTCATGGATTACTTCCCGAAGGTTCTCTTCAACTGGAAGGCTGCGGCAGAAACCCGGGCATTCATTTACGAGAAGTCGTCCTTCATGAGAGACAAGCACGAGACTCCGGACTTCAGCTTCCACGAACAGAAAAATACGATGTTCGGCAAGGACTCTTCACTCGCCGCGTTCGGTCATGGTCTGATGGCTGCGACCGACGAGATGTCAAACGTCCCGATGTGGCTTGAGGCCTTCCACAAACAGATGGACGAGCACGGCAAAGAAGACAAGGCCGTTCGGTACGCTGACACTCTGGTCGAGCGAGTCACCGGGTCCAGTCGTAAGTACGATCAGGCAGGATACCAGCGGGCTGACGAAATTACGAAAAGTGTCGCAATGTTCTACAGTTTCATGAACGTCGAGGCCAATCGGTGGATGTCTGAGAATGGACTTCGGAAGGAGTCGATCAAGAATTACCCCCGATTCCTGGGCTTCGTGGCTCAGAGAATGCTGGTCTTCGTCCCTCTGTCGGCACTGCTGGCCGGTAAGGGCCCTGGAGACAAAGACGATCCATGGGCATGGTGGCTGAAAGAGACGGCAATGTTTCCGCTCGGGTTTCTCCCTAGCGTCCGGGATCTGGCCAGCATCGGACTCGACCAGACGCTCGGACTCAAGTCCTTCGGGTATCGTCCTTCCCCTGCGATCTCAGGCATCGAAGCGGGCCTCCGGGTGGGACAGACCGCGATCAAGGCGACTCAAGGCAAGGCAGGAACTCAGGAGGTCGCAGAGTCCACGACGAAGGCGATGTCCTACCTGCTTCCCTACCCAGATCAGCTTAATCAGTGGTTCTGGAATGTGTACGACATGACCTCAAACGGGATGAGTCCTGAAGTGCAGGACTTCTATAAACGTCGTCCCAAGAAGGATCGGCATTAAATGCCGTGCAAACTAACGGCACGATCTTATCTTGGAAATGAAATTCGGGGGCAATGAATGACCGTTCAGTCGACTCTTTGCAAGCATGTGTACGATGGGAACGGGATCACAACTGAATGGCCATACACCTTCCTTGTCCTATCCTCCGACAATATCAAGGTCTTCATAAATGATCTAGAGATCACCTCTCGATTCGGGATCGATACCGGCACCTCGAATGTGACTTACCCACAAAATCTTGAGGGTCAGGAACCAGTTCTGTCTCCGCTTCCGGTGGGAGCGAAGATCACGATCAAGCGGGTTCTCACGCTCGACCAGCTCATGGACCTCTACAATACCGGTGGATTCCCTGCGGAAGCGCTCGAAGCGGCTTACGACAAGCTGACCATGATCGTTCAGCAGATGGACGACGATTTGAAGCGCTCGGTCAAATTCCCGATCGGATCGAACCCGACAGCGGAAGAGACCGAAGACTTCCTCAATACGATTACGACGGCGAGTGCCGAGGCTGTAGCAGCGGCTGCTACAGTAGACGCATCTGAAGCTGCTGCGGTGGCTGCGGCTGCAGCGGCAGCTATCTCAGAGGACAATGCGACGGCGGCAGCGGCGGCGGCTCTGGTCTCAAAGAATGCGGCGGCAGACTCAGAGGCTGCGGCAGCGATCTCAGAAATCAATGCAGCGGCTTCCGAAATCGCAGCGGCGGGATCTGCGGCAAGCATCACAGGAGACGCGGCAGCGGCAGCGGCTTCGGCGGCAGCGGCTTCGACATCCGAAGACAACGCGGCGACCAGCGAAACGAATGCCGGGATCTCAGAGGCCAGCGCTTTGGCATCCAAAAACGCAGCGGCCGCGTCTCAATCGGCAGCAGCAGCATCTGCGGCTACGGCGGCGGCGGCTACCGGGTTCGTGTTCTTCGGCGTGGACACCACATGGGACGGCGTCGAAACAGTCAAAGACGTGGATGTCGCGTCATTCGGATCGGACGCAAGACTCTCGACTTGGCAGGTGTGTGACATCGCGAACGACTACGAACGCATGTACCTGTCGATCAAGCCCATTTCAATTTCAGTCGTCCGAATCACCTCCGACAATCCCTTGCCTGCCGGCGCGTACCGGCTGATCGCTCCCGTCAGCTTCCGGTACAAATTTTCAGAAGACAGCGCCTGGGATGGCATCGAAACGACAAAGGATATCAATGTTTCTGGGTCTCTGCCTGACGCAAGACTCGCCTGCTGGGATTTTTGTGACAACTCGAACGACTTCGAAAGAATGCTGCTCTCGATCAAATCGATCAGCGCATCGGTCGTTCGCATAACTTCCGACCTTCCTCTAACGGCAGGGTCGTATCGACTTATAGGGGTAATGTGATGAAAAACAAATTCGTATTGTTCATGTTGGGACTGGTCCTCGCTTCGACGACCGCCTACGGGGTCGCGATCAACGGTCAACTTGGGGGGGCGAGGCTGGAAAATCTGGCATCCGATCCGACCGGGACAATCGGAAGACTATACTTCAACACCGGGAACTCAACTCCGAAATATTACAACGGTTCAAGCTGGCTGGGTCTGGCACCTCTCGCCTCTCCGACCTTCACCGGGACCGTGACCGGAACCTTCTCTGGCAATCTCACCGGCAACGCATCGGGAACAGCAGCGAACGTGACCGGGACCGTGGCGATCGGGAACGGCGGGACCGGAGCGACCTCGGCACAGACTGCGATCAACGCTCTCGCCGGCGCCGTGACCTCCACTCAATATCTCAGAGGCAACGGAACCAATGTGGTCATGTCCGCAATTCAAGCCACAGATGTTCCGACACTGAACCAGAACACGACCGGAACCGCTTCCAATGTCACAGGGACCGTGGCGATTGGGAACGGGGGAACGGGGCAGACCTCCGCAGCTAACGGATTCAATGCGCTAGCGCCGGCAACGGCAAAGGGTGGGTTGATCGCGGCGACTGGCACCAATGCTTATGGCAATATTGCGGCGGGTTCAAACGGAAACGTTCTCGTATCAGACTCGGCTTCGGCTACCGGACTGTCCTGGACTCCCGCAAGCTCTGGACTGGATAATGCTGTAGCGAACCCAAGCGCCGCATCGGATGCAAGCGGATGGACCCTGACCAATGGATCTGGAACCGCTACATTTACGCGAGACACTACCGCAGGAACCCAGATCAATGGTGTGGCTTCATTCGCTTTCAACGCCGCAAGTTCGGCTGACTATGTTGAAACCGCTGCGCTGACACTGAAGAACGAAATCACCGGGAACTGTGAAGTGTCTGCCTCCATCTACGGTGACGCAACGCTTTACACACTGAACCTGATGAGCGGTTCGACGGTTTTACAAAGTCTGACCGGGATAAACAGCGCGAGCGCATACAAAAAATATCTCTTCAATTACCCCTGTGGTGGTGCGGGTGTGTACAAAGTCCGCATCGCTGCGGCCGGGAACGGTGCTGCCATCAACTTCGGAGTGGTTCGGTGGGGGTCTTCCACGGATTTAACCACCGGATCAAAGACTCCGACCATACAGAAATTCACATCCGGATCTGGAACTTACACCACTCCGAGCGGTGTTAAATTCATACGGGTTCGCATGGTGGGAGGAGGCGGAGGCGGTTCGGGAGGTGGTGCGACTTCGTCCATGGGCGCAGGTTCGGGCGGTGGTGCCACAACATTAGGTTCATCGCTTCTATCCGCGGGCGGCGGCGCAGCCGGGACTGCGAACGGGGCCAATGGGCTCGGGGGTACATCATCGCTTGGCACCGGGCCGCTAGGACTGGCGTTGCCAGGAGGATCCGGAAGCCAAACAACGTACAGCAACGGCGCACAAATCGCACCCTCGGGGGGCATAGGTGGGTCATCCGCTTTGGGTGGCGCGGGATACGGAGGCAGGGGCAACGGACCCGACGCCGGTGGTGCGGGTCAAACGAATACGGGTGGTGGTGGTGGTGGCGGCGGAACTGGGAATGGAGTGGTCGGGTTCGGCGGAGGTGGTGGCGGTTCGGGCGGGTATGTTGATGCAATAATCGAAAACCCCTCGGCGACTTATTCTTATGCGGTGGGAACCGGAGGAGGCGCCGGAACTGCGGGAACTTCTGGCGCGGCGGGTGGCGCTGGCGGTTCTGGCTTGATTATTATTTATGAATTTTACGACACACAGACAGCGGTGCGTCCCGATCAAACCGCACAAAGTTGGAGCGGGTATCATGACAACACTTGTTCGTGGGCTAGGACAAATGCCGCACTTGGAGACCCCACCGCTGACGCCACATGCGCATTCACCGAGAGAACAAATTCCAATTTTGGTACTGTGACTAGCTACGTTTCAGGAAGCGATAAATTACCCGGAATAATCTTCACCCCTTCAAAAGTCGGGAACAAATACCTCGTTTGCGCGGGTGGATCGGCGGCTAACTCAAATACGGGCAACACCATTACGATGGATTTGAGCGACACCGCTCCGGTTGTGATCGACGCCATTCCTCGGATAACCGGGACGGGTGGATATGAAACATCTTTCAAAATGTGCGGGGTCTACACCTCAACCTCTACGGCGGCTACCACCATAAGAATCAGGACCTCGAATAATGCCAACGCCACAACGGTATATGGAAATCTTGAGTGGTCTGTCGTCAATATCTCACAGAACACTCCGGCTCCGCTTCTCGTCGGGTCGGTGACTTCAAACTCTTCGGGGCTTGAGAGGGTGGAGAGGGCGAGCATTGCAAGCGATGGGACAATCAATGCCCAGACCGGAACGTGGCTGACTGGTTCTGCAATCACCCATACCGGAACTGGCGATTATACTCTGAACATCGCAACAGGAATATTCAGCGCGACACCTTCATGCACGTTCACGCCAAACGGTAATGCCTTGCGTTGGATTGCAATCAACACCGAGTCGTCAACGGCTGTGAGAATTTCAACATACAACACATCTGTTGCGGTTGCTGACGTGGCGTTCAAGGTCATTTGTGTGGGGCCACGATGATGTCAATTCAAGGGGGATTTATGAAACTGGTAATCATTCTCTGTCTGTTCGGTTTGGTGGGCTGCTCCACCTCGAAGTTCATGATGAAGAACTGCGTGGAGAAGGCTCAAAACTACTATGAATGTGAGAAGCCATGAAGACTCTACTCGCTCTGATTCTGTTGCTTCTCTGCTCCTGCGAACCGGCTTACGCAGAATTCTCCGGGTTCGTCGGGATCGGCAAGGGAACCTTTCAGCATCAGCCGTTTGAGCGCACTGCAAGCCTTGGATACACCTTCCACGGTGGAGATACGATGTACGCGAAGCCGCAGGTAGGTGGTTGGATCGGCGGCGCTGGCGTCCCTTCGTATTACCTTTCAGTCCCGATGGGTGTTGAGGTGTGGATCCCGAACACTGGCGCGTATTGTTTTCTCGGCGTGGGTCCGGCGTGGATCTCAAACACTGATACAGAGCTGTCGAGCAATTGGGAATTCAATCCAGAGTTTGGGTGTGGGCTGCAGGGAGGGTTCTCAACGGTGGGCGTGAAATGGGTCCATTTCAGCAATGGTGGGCTGAAATTGCCAAATCAAGGCCGTGACATGGTCGGACTATTTTTCAGGCTGAAGGAGTTTTAAATGTCAGAGGATCAGATCATCATCACGAAATCGTTCCAGCGTATAATGCGTCTGATCTATTCCGTGGTCGCCGTCCTCATTCTGGTCATCCTCGCCGTGGGTGGGTGGGTCGCGAAGATCGAGAACCATGTGAGCGCCGATGAGCGGGAGTGGGCATCCTTCGACAAGGAATTGAATGCACTGAAAGCAGAGCAGTCACAATCCAGAAAAGATGTCGGAGAGATCAAGGTCAACGTCGCCCAGATGATCGGGGCAATGGGGATGAAATATAAGATCGTGAAGATCGGAGAATAGGGTCCGATCGGTTTGAGTCGTAAACTAACAGCCCGACCATAGTCTTCGATCATAGGAGACTACCATGTCAAAAATTACGATTTCCGTTGAAGTGTCCAAAGAAACCCATGAAGTTGGCACACTCGTGTCCGACCTCTTGAAGGCCATCAAAGCCAAGAAGCCGATCGTTCAGATCGCCGCGGAAGAGCTGCCCGCTCTCGCCAAAGCAATCGACGGCATCGAGCAGCTTCCTGCCGAAATGAAGGAAGACAAGGCCGCATTCATGAAGGCCGTCATGAACCCTCTGTCGGACGGCATCGCCGCTCTGATGGAACCCGCAATCCCCCAGGCCTGATGGGAGAGGGGAAGAACCCCGCATATTCGAAAACGATCTGGGCCGCGGTGTTGATCGCTGCGGTTCAGATCGCCTTCCCATCTTCCAAACCTTGGATCAGAGACCACATCGAAGAGCTGCTGCCGCTGATTGCGGCTGTTTTCGTTGGTCTCCGGTTCGTAACCACAAACAGGATTCAAATCACATGGAAAAAGAGAGACGGTGGCCCCTCGGCATTATAGCCTTTGTGGCTATATTTTTGGCCTGCACGACAATCCCCTACTCGGATGACTCCGGGTTCCTGGTATCGGCCCAGGCTGACAGTCCAGAGTTTCCGGTGTTCATCAACGGGAAGATCTGCAAGGACACCGACGGCATCCCGGGCCTCTGCTCCAAACGAGTGAAGTCCGACGAGCCTGTCACCTTCCGGATGGATCCGCGTCCCTACTCGTACACCCTGCAGCTCGCTTGCACGAAGGACCTCGGGGTCTCTCAATCGTTCTCAGTCGAGAAGGGTCAAGAGTTCTCGTTCGTCATCACCCCAGACAAATTCTCAACGCTCCGATCATTCATCTGCATCGGCGAAGTCCTGCCGGGTGACCGCGACTTCCCGGTCTCTGCCAAGTGGGAAACCCGGATCAAGGTGGTCGATCAGGCCTACGTCCAGCGGGAGACCGCCTACTTCATGACCAAAAAGAAGCGGACCTTCCTGATACTCGGAGAACATGCCGAGACCTCCATGGTGTTCGATCAGGGAGAGTGGAAGGAATATAAGAAGAAGACCGCGGTCGAAATCAAGGGCGATCCGACAAAGGTTCAAGCATTCAGCGAGAGTCACAACATGCGTTTCAATTCGGTGGGTTTTTAAATGGAGGATACCATTATGAAATTCAGGAAGAAGCCGGTAGTGATCGAAGCCGTCCAGTGGACGGGCCGGAACTATTCCGACCTGTGTGTCTGGGGTGGGAAGTGGCGCTCATTCATCTATGGACCCGGGCCGGGTACTGACGACGATGTGCTGATTATCGACACACTTGAGGGTCAAATGTCCGCGAGCGTCGGGGATTGGATCATCAAGGGTGTGAACGGGGAATTCTATCCCTGCAAGCCCGACATTTTCGAGAAGTCTTATGAGCCCGCTTGAAGATCCGAGATTCGTTTATCCCAAGGTCCCGGACTCGCCTGTCACATCGGCGCAGCTCAATGATCTCTGGAAGGTCATCACGACAGCCGGGACTGGCACCTTCGCCTCGATCGTGGCCGGGGTGAAGATCATACTGCTTGCGTGTCTGTTCTTCGCTCTGCGGTCAATTGTGGCGCTTGAGCGACAACGCGCCAAACAGCAGTACGAGCAGGACCAGGCGAAGAAGAATCAGGATGAGGTGGATCAGCCGGAACCGGGGGCGCCGTGATCTCTGAACTCCGGGACATGCTGATCAGGCATGAAGGAGTGAAATTGAAACCGTACCGCGATTCAGTCGGGAAGCTCACGATCGGATGCGGCAGGAACCTCGACGATGTCGGAATCTCGGATCTCGAAGCCTTCATGCTTCTCAATAACGACATCTCAAGAGTCGACACAGCACTGAAGAAGGAGTTCGCCTGGTACCAACGGATCGGTGAGAAGCGGCAGATCGTGGTCGCGAACATGGCCTTCAACATGGGGGTCGCCGGCATCAAGGGGTTCACCCAGATGATCGAAGCGATCAAGCGGCAGGACTGGGAAGATGCCGCGAAGCAGATGCTGAGTTCGAAGTGGGCGGGTCAGGTCGGCAAGCGTGCCGTCGAGCTCGCGGAGAAGATGAGGTCTGGGGTTTAAAGTGGTCGGGTAGCTCAGTGGCTCAGAGCGCCATGGCTGGGGATACCTGGCTGCGGAGGTCGCAGGTTCGATTCCTGCCCCGACTGCCTCTTGAAAATGGCCACAAATATCCACGAATGGCCACGATTAACCAATTTTGTCGCACCCCCACAAAACAGTGAATAAATCCACCCCCTCAATATTTTTTAGTGAAAATAAACATTGGCCACTTTTTTGACTTGTAAACCTTTTTATGGTGTTTTCAGGGGGTAAAGGTTTGTTGCCTTTGCCGGCTTGATCAGGAACTTGGAACCTTATCAAGAAAAAGGCCTCTGATGGTGGAACATCAGCGGCCTTGCACCAATCTCCAAAGAAAGAGACAGGTCTTTATGCTGATACTGATATTAGTCAAGATGGCTCTGGTTATCCAGCACCTTCTTGCGGCACGGTTAATTATTTACGAAATACTCAAATTATTCAGATGAGTTAACACTTGAACCATTCAAGTGTAGGTTGGGGGTGTGGGTGAAAGCCTACACCCCTTCTCTATTTGATGTCGCTGAGTGGTTCCAGACCGGGGCCTTCTTTGCCGTCAAACCTGTGCGGATCCACCCGCATCACCGCTTTGCCCGCGATCATCTGGTCCATCACCATTTGCATGAAGAACGCCTTCACTTCAGGGTTCTCAGGATAGATCCACCGGGCCAGATCGAGCAATGCGTTCGACACCTTCCATCGGATCTGGCGCCAGTTCGGTCTGGCCTTTGCCGTGACCTTGTAGATGCTCATGGATTAACCAACGCGAAGACGACCATGTTCTCGTCGAGCGGATAGACCACGCCGATCTTAAAATGCTTTTCTCTCCCACTGTAGGCCGGGGGCATCCCCAATCTGTCTGACTCAATCCACTCTTTCAACACCACGGTATCGCCCATCTGGTACGCTCTGTCGTTGTTCCGGATCTCGAACGTCTTTGTCCCATCGAGAACCCGTTCAAAGTGAACCGGCCAGATTTTGATTTCGTGCTTCATTTGTCTTCCCTCTTAAATTCGTAAACCTTCGCAGTCCGGAAGACTGGGCGCGGGATCAAGATCTCGCTCTCGGTGACGTTTCCGGGCGCCAGTCTCCGCTGAACCTCGTCGCTGTATCCGGTGATGTTGCATCGTTGCGGGCACTGCTTCAGGATCGGCGTGAACCTTGCGGATTCCCCGCGGTACTCTTCGACCCATCCTTTTCCTTCGCAGCTCAGGCACGCCATTTCAGTTCTCCTTACAAAATGCGCTGGCCGGGTCATCTTCCCCATTTAATCCCCTGATGTTTCATCCTTGCGGATCGGGGCACCATCGCCATTCCCTTGCGGGAAACCTTTAAGCCTGACTCGTTCCTTCCACCGCTCTACGCTCCCGGTCTCTCTTCCGGTGCTCAAGCCAGTGCAGGGCTTCGTCCAGCTTCGTGATCGCTGAGCTGTTCTCGCGGCAGGGGAACTGTTTGTTCAACCCTTCGAGCATGACCTTCGCTGCTTCGATGATCGTGTCGATCTGGCACCCGTTGACTCCGACCTCTTTGATCGGTCCATTCTGAATGGTGAATGAAAGGCTGTTTTTGTCGTTGCGGACGTACACGAATGCGTTGGGACGAATGGTCTCTTCAAACCACTTATGATCCATCGCGCCGGTTTCGGTGAATCGCTCGGGGTACCGAGTTCGCAGATCGTCCATCACAACCACCTGGAATCCACCGAGGTGCGCCACATTTTTGAAAGTTTCCAATGCCATACTATCTCCTTAATTTAACCAGATTTGATTTGTTAAAAATTTTCGCCGTTCTTGGTTTTCTCGGCAACACGATCCATGTATTGTCGCCTCTTGATTTCGCTTTTAGACAGCTCTCGAATCTCCCTTCCTGTAGTGTCTGGGCTGATTGGAAACCATTTTCCTGATTTCTTTTCCTCTTCGGTCAGTGAATCCCATCCTTTTATTTGGCCCGTATCTGTATTCATCTTCTCTCCTCTGCCCATCGGGCGGTTACTGAATCACCTTTTGCAAAAGTCTGGAGGGAACCACTAGCCACCCAATCCCAAAACCTGCCAATGCCGTGAGAAATCTGTCTTTCCCATCGTTTATCTGGTTATAGGTGGCGTGCCCGGTGATCAGCCAATAGAACGCAATCGCGTAAATCATTTTCCACCCCACTTTTTGCGAAGTCGTTCCATCTCATCAGAAAATCTTTTCAGAGGTGGAACTACCCACGGTCTATAGCAATCGGTGAAATCCCATGCATCGAAGAGCGGCTTCAAGTCGAGCGGGTGGATCAAGTTCATCCGGCGAACCTCTCCGGACTCCAAGATCTGATACGGTGGATTCACGGCTTTGTGGGCAAGTTCCAGCATCAAGCGGTTCTCGGCACATGCGCATTTTTTGCGCTTCGTGACCAGGTGCATGTGATTCGAATGCCACGCCTTCAGGAACCCATCATCTCCCTGCACAATTTCGAATCCATCATGCGCCTTCCCCTGATAGGTCCCGCGGTACGATACCCGGTCGCCGGGTTTGAATTGCTTGCTCATGCCGTCGCCTCAACCTTCTGGTCCTGCTCCGCTGCCGACAGCTTGTTCCACTCCGCTTCTTCCTTCAGAAGTTGGAGCAGCTTCGGGCTGTGACGCATGACTCGGCTCTCGACTCGCACAGAGTCCGGGTTCTTCCGCTCCCGGATCTGCGGCTTGATGATCTTGAACATCAAATCGCTCTCGCAGGAATTGCACCCGGTGGACAGCACCACCGAAGAGAACAGTCCCGGTTTCTTGTACGTCAGTCTCATCTCGTCCTTGCAGCCCGGACACTTCACGGTCGTCGATACTTTCATTTGAATCTCCTTCCAAGTTTGTCTTCCATTTTTCGGTTCCAGTAATTATTGAGCCCGTCCACCACCCCAAAGGAGAGGCAGACAACTCCCATCAGCACAGTCCAGCGCACGATCTCAAAAAGGTATTCAGGCATTGCAAATTGCTCCACGGTCCTCTCCAATCTTCCTGTTTTCATGGTTATGTTTGCGACAATAACCGGGCTTTTCGACGGTTTCCCTGCATCCAAACTTCGTGCATTTGGTGCGTCTGTGCTCGGCGCACTTGCCACTCGAATAGATCCCCCAGTTGTCACAAGTTGGATGCAGGCACTTAACGTGCTGCCGGTACTTGCGGATAAGGGCTATCCGGTCGGGCCGTGATTCGTTTGCTTCCATTGATCCGATGTTATTCATCGATCGACTCCTTCTTGGTTTTTGGAATGATGACCTCGTCCAGTTTCGGGTTCCGATGGGTACCCTTCCAGACTTCGAGTTTGCCGGGGCCGGCGTGAATCCATCCGCGGCGGGTTGACGGCCAGCGATCGTTCGCGAAGCCTTTGGCCTCGACCCAGAAGAATTCACCGGTCGTAGTGTCCTGACATTTGAAGTCGGGAACGTACCGGTACCAGCCACTGATCAGGACGTGGTCTTCGACTTGGATCAGTTTGAGTTCGCCGGCACGCTCTCGGAGCTGCAGAATCTGGCAGACTGAACCTTCGAGCATGGATCGGTGCGAGTGACCGAGTGCGCAGACCGTGGGTTTATTTCCCATCTTGTCGTTCTGGCCGCTGCGCTTTGGTCTGAATCTGGAAGCGTACTTTGAGAAGGTCATGATGCGACCGGCTTCCCAAGTTCCCGCTTCAGGAATTCGACTTCCTTGTCCGCCGAAATGATGTGATTCTCAAGGCGGGCGATCTTCAGTCTCAGTGCTTCATTCTCGTTAATCTGAGTCTGAAGCTCATACTGGTATTCGACTTCGGTATCGTAAACTGGCCAGTTGGCAATTTCTGATCTGCGTATCATGTTTCAATCCCCATCAATCTTTCGAAGGCTGTACGGGCTTGGAGCGGAACCACGCTGTTGCCCAGACACTTAATTCGGTCCATCCGATTGGGTAGCCCATTAACCACTCGGTCCAGAGCGGGCTCAGTTGTCCACCAATCTGATCGTGCAAAGAGACTGCATGTCCCTGTTCGATTCGTTTCTGCGGATCGCTCGGCCCGCGCGGCATCCCGTCCCGAGCGCACGGAGTTCTCCATTGAACCACAGCAGCAGGAAGACCCAGTCCTCCCCGAGATCCCCTCTGGTTGGGTCCTCCGTGGGCTCCGTCCGACGCTCGAGGCGTCGGCCACAACTTCACCGCAGTCGACAGTCCCGTCCCGCTCGAGGTCCCATTCTTTGGAACATTGTGATTCCCGTGAACAGTCGGTGTCGGCCAGAGGTCCGCGCGGGCCATGCTCGATAAACTTGGCCGAACTTTTCCGGAGCGCCCGGCTGCTCCACCGACGCAGCTCCCGTACTCCGAGGCCGTCGGGGTGGGCAGCAAGGAGGAACCATCTTTTTCTGAGGTGCGGGGCTCCAACCTCTGCGGCTGAGATAGTCGTCCACCGGAGATCGAACCCGAGGCGGGCCAGCTCGCGCACAACGCGACTAAGTCCTCTTGTTCGGATCGCAGCGACGTTTTCAAGGAAGACAAATGCGGGCTTTGTTTCTTCGACGATCCGGACGATTTCAAAGAAAAGTCCCGATCTGTCACCGTCCAGACCTTTGCCAGCGCCCGCAACACTGATGTCTTGGCAGGGAAAACCTCCGTAGACCATATCGATCGCAGGAACCCGGGTTCCCGTGAGAGTCCTGATGTCGTCCCATATCGGTGCGACAGGAAGTTCGCCGTTCGCCATTCGGGAAAGAATAACGGATTGAGCGTATCTGTCGTTCTCACAGTAGGCGACGGGGTTGACCCATGGTGATAGGGCAAGTGTGATTCCACCGATTCCGCTAAATAAGTCCAAGCCATTGATCACGCTCCCTCCTGAGCCATTCGTCTGCTGGTTGGGAATGTCTTCTCAAGAATGGCGCGGACCGTTGCCGGATCGCAGCGCTCAACTTCTTCTTCGATCTTCTCGTCTTTGGCCTTACGGTATTCGTCGGCCTTGATTTCAGCCCGCTTCTTGGCGCCCCAGTTTACGAAGTCGGGCAGCTTTGAATCCCCGTTCTTGCTGGGCCTGAAGATTCGGCTGATCTTGACGTAGTCCTTTGGATTGAATCCCTCGTGTGCAGGTTCGAAGGCCGCGCCGAATAGGGCCAATTCAACGATCTTGGCATTCCCCTTTTGACCCTTGATGGCTCTGAAGATTTCGAGTTCTTCAGATTCCAAAATGGTGCGGTCCACTCCGAAGTGTTTAAGGGTGCCAAGCCAGGTGGCTTTACAGCGTTCCACATCTTCAATCTTGACGACGGGAGATTCCGGAGTCTGTACTGTATCGTTACGTTCGTTCGTCCGTACGTCCGTAAGGGCCACGAACGTACCGTCCACGTTCGTGGGCGTTACGTCTGCGTACGGCGGCGTGACGTGGGCGGCTATGAACTGGGACGCCTTCAGCTTTTCAATTACCGCTGCGATTTGAGACGGCTTGATTTGTGCTACTCGTTTGGCGTGGTCACAATTCAGAACGAACTTGCGGTTATTATTGGTCTTTGAAACCTGACACATGAAGTAAAGGAGAACGGTCCAATCCGTTCCGACGAGCGAATAGAACTTGGGTTCTTCGAATATTCCATGATTCACTCTGAACCAAGTCGGGCTTGTAATATCTTTTCTTGGATTGAAGTCTTCCCACTTCAATATCTCAATCGTCAAACCGTCGTAGTTTTTCATGAGATTACACCCAATATTTTGAAAAAAACGACGAAGACATGGAGTCCAGAGGCATCTTTTCGTACGGATGCGCCTCTCTTGAGGTCTGAAGTTCATCGCCACTGACGGTTAATCGAGTGAGCGTGATGTTGGATTGCTTCGCCAGCGAGTAGACCGGCTGGTCAAATCCAAGAGCAAGGAGGTGCCCATCCACGGTAGGCCATTGATCAAATGGAAGTGGCGGGTGGTAGGTGTGGGCGAAGGCATCAGAGAGGTGCTTCCGCACCACTTGCATGTAATTGGCGAGCTGTGCCACTGACCCAGCATCGGCGTGCCGTTTCACTTCATATACAGAAACGCACATTGTGAAATCTTCTGGCTTTTTAGACTTGGGTTTTTGGATCGTCATGAAGTCGGGTCTCAGACCGTACCCGATCGTGTGCTCTCGAAACGACTCTTCAATATGTAATTCGGGACTTGATAGAATCCACCCGATCTGAAGCAGGTGCTTCCTCTGATCCCAAATCATGTCACAAAGCTGTTTTTCGCTGTAGTACTTCGCCACGAATCCCCCGAACCGTTGAGCAGAATCCCCCGACCCTGCATTCATGTTGATTCGTCCGTGATGAGCGCCTCGGTGTCGTCTTGACTCCGAGGTAAAGCAGAGTCAGAAGCTACGACGCACCACCGCCACAACCGAAAGTTATGGGATGGACAAACACCAATGACGTAGTATGGTTTCTGGGAGCTGCAGATCTGCGCTCGACCAATCCAAACAAACTGAAGAGAAGTGACAAAAATTGTTCTACCGCAATTTTACCGCAATCATCAGGACATGTTGCGCTGCATTTTGACGTATTATGACGTTTTGTAGGGTTATATGAGGTGTTGTGATGTGATTGAATGAAATCAGAAACTGCACGAAAAGTGCTTGTTTTACAGGGGTTTCTGAAGGGTTTTGATTTTAAAATGGTTCGGGCGATTGGGGTTGAACCAACGACCCCTACCGTGTCAAGATTGCTGACGTTGGTAAATTCATCAAAAATATTAAGATAGTTACACATTGGGTTTCTCATTTTCCCGCAATTTCACCGCAATCAAAGGTAGCCGCACCGCGACAAGTTCAGACACCGCAGCGGTGTCGTGGTGATTGAGGTGTAGATACACGTTCTCAAATGTCTTGATAGATAGACCGGCATACGCGCAGACCAACACGACACTGACACGCCCTTCTCTGACCAGCTTGGCGCACTCAGTCAAGAATGTGTGACGAAGGTCGTGGTATCGGCAACGGCCCTCGATGTGGGCGTTGGCCTTGGCAGTGTTCCAGGCTGACTTGTTCTGGTGGGCCGGCTTGCTCAGGTCGCCGCGGGCCGGGAAGACATAGATCTCGCTGACCCCGCGACCGTGGGAGTGATATCCCTCTTTGCGCCGGAGCAGCATCTCGTGGACCTGCGGGCTCATCTTGATCGTCCTGGCCTTGCCGGTCTTGACGTTCTCTTCCCGGAGGATGATCGTCCGGTTCTCGAAGTCGACCCGATCCCAAGTCAGGTACAGGTGCTCCCTGAGTCGCATCCCCATGGTCATGGCGAACAGGAGCTGGTCCCGCAGATTGGGAAGGGCTACGGACATGATCGCCGCCTTCTCGGCTTCAGTCAGGACTCGACCTACCTTCTTCTTCGGATCCGGGTTCTCAACATCCCACGGCCTCTTGAGCATCCCGGTGTGAAAAGCATGGGTCATGACCAGACTGTGATGCTTCCAGAAGTTGATGATCGTCATCCCAGGGTGATTCTTCTGGCGCTCCGCGACGAACCGCTTCCATGCCGACAGGAACTTGGTCCAATCGTCCTCATCGTCTGGATTGAATATCAGATGCCCGAAGGACTTGACGTTCTCGGGAACATAAATCTCTGCGTTGCGAAGGGTTCCAACCCGGATCTTCTTCGTGGTCAGTTTGGATCGGTACTGATCCATGAACTCGTTCGCGATCTCTTTATAGGATGCGGTCCGGGTCTTGCCGGAGAACGTGGTTCCCATCCACTTGGCGATCGCTCGCTCTGCGATTTCGACAGCCCGCGCCTTGCTGACCTTCTCGCCGGTCGATCGGCAAAGGCGTTTTGGGTTCAGATTGTGGCGGTAAATATCAAACCAGAAGTATCCGCTGACCGGGTCCTTCCGCAGATATTCCGGTGCTTTGTCGACCCGTTCCAGTTTCATGCGCTCTCAGTCCTGTATCCTTCAAGGAAGGTCACGAGATCGGACTTCCGAAACAGTATGACACGACCCATCTTGTAGAACGGAATGCTTCTTCGGTTGATCATACGATCAATTGAAGCGATCGAAACCTTGAGAAATTCAGAGGCATCCTTCTTCCTCATGAAATCATCCGATGTGTTGATCTTGACTACCTTGTCCTTTTTCATCCCCCACCCCTTTTAACCGTCCCGATTTACGCCTCGGGACCACAGCGACAACACTGAACTCGTGGGTTCCCCCACCTTCCGCGACATGCGGAACCTTTTCAGCTTACTGCTGCGAAACAATACTGCTCGGCGCGATCAAAGAACTCCTGCCAGTCGGCTGACATCTGGGCTTCTTCGCCTTTGAACATGGCCTTCGCTTTTTTCGCGAACGCATCAAGTTCTTCTCTTCCCACCTGGGCGAAGGTCTTGCCTTTGTGCGTCTGGCCGACCTTGACGACAAAAGCCTCAAGGTCTTCCTGTTTGATCGGAGCAGACACCTCGGCTTTAACCTCTTTTTCTTCTTTGATGATCGATGCAAGGCGACTCTTCTTTTCATCCCCTGACCCGTTGTTCTGTGGCAACTCTTCTTCTGAATAGAGTCCGCTGAGTTCTGCCGGGAACGCCTTGCGAAGTGCCAGACTCTCGGCGCATTTCGCGATCATCACATCTGGCATCTTTGCCCACATCGAAAAGAGTTTTCCGTCACCGGTCTTCTGCGCATATGAACCCCATTTTGCGACACCCCAAAGAGGTTCTTTGAATCCTGCCCGAATCACCCCAACCTTTGCGGCTACCGGGTATCCGTCCGCCAACCATACGTCGACCCACTTCCCGTCGGAACCACACCAGAACGGTCCAATCTGGCCCTGATAATCATTGGTTCTGGATGCGATCAAGCGAAGTCCATCGATCGAGATTTGAATGCTCATGACCTCGCGTTTCTCTTTGGCGTCCCAGCGCTTCACTGCGAAGATCTGTTTCGCGAATGGATTGAGTCCGGTGTTCTTTGATACCTGAACAAAGAGCTGAAGTTCGTCGTCGGTGGCTCCCTTGCAGATCGTGCGTTTGATCAAATCGACCTGTTCCGCTGTCATCATTCCTGCGGCTTGGATGGATTGGGTTACCTGAGGCATCACTTGTACATTCTGATTATCCATTTTTTGCTCCCTTTTTTGTACGTTCATAATATCGTCTGCAACGCGCCTTCATGCACGTTCGGCACCTTCTGCTCCCAACACCGTGCGGGTCGAAGTAAAGATTCTCTCCTGAAAGTTCGTGACCCTTTGGGCAGTGGGTCTTCATAGCGTTGGCCCGAACCGCTCTTCCCTTTGCTGCGCAGTCGACCATGTTGTCCTTGCCGGTTCCCAAGAAAAGATGATCAGGATTTACGCAGCTACGATTATCGCAACGATGCAGTACCATCATTCCGTCTGGGATCTGTCCTTGGTAAATCGCGTAAGACACTCGATGCGCGAGCAATTGTTTCCCATCAAACGTGATTTTCCCGTATCCGCTCGGATCAATAGAAGAGGACCACTCCCAGCATCCGGCTTCTATTTTTTTCACCTTGGCCATGAAGCGGTCGGTGATGCGGAAAATTTCGTTCACAGCATCACTACCTTTCTGGCCCACGCAGGGACCGAGACCGTTTGAACTATTTCCGGGAGACCGGGCCAGATGTCTGTTTCGAGACAGAGCAGGTACTTTTCGAGAAGCGGTCGAAACTGAGACCGGGCGAACTCAAGGGAATCTTCTTCGAAGGTGTATAGCGCAACGTGATGCGGCGGCTGACTCTCGACCACGATGTGGAGCTCGTCGAAGTGACGATTGAACATGTGGCTCAGAATGTCGCAGTAAAAGGCCGATTGCCAGTCATAGGACCAATCCTTCACCGATCCCATGAATCCGTTAAATGAAGAATTGTGGGAGGTCTTGAAGTTGATCGAGAGGCCGTCATCCATTCGGAGATAGTCTGGTCGGCACTTCACATCGACGGCGATCCCCGGGTACTTTGAAAAGCAGGAGACTTCCGCTTCGCCACCGGACAGGAAGGCCTTCGCATCTTTGTGCGCGAACACCGCATCCCGCATTCCCATGACGCGATCGTAGTCGGATGCGCTGAGAATGGTCTTCCCTGCATTCATGCGCTCGAGCTGTTCCCAGTATTGGATCGCCGCGATCGTCTCGGGAGAAGGCTTCTTCGCTCCGAGCTGGACCGATGTCGGGCGCCGTGGTGCTGACTCCGGGATCACGGTGTACTGGGAGTCAAACAGATTAGGTTCGAGAACCGCAGTGTGGGCTGCGGTTCCCAAAGTCATTGAGGCCGTCTCTTCACGCTCGGCCTGATTCTTTTTCCAATGGAAGTATTTGAAGCTGGTTCCCATGTCGATCACGTTGCTTGCAGATACCGGCGCAGTCGCATGATAATCGCGATTGGCAAGTCCTTTGATGAGTCCAGTAAGGTTCGATTTCACGTTACATCCCTTCGATTTCTTTATTGGTGAGTTTACAAATCAAATCTTGAGCCACGAGACGGATCAGTAGTTCCCGCTCCCGCATGTAGGCATGAATGGTTTCTTTGATGTAGGCTTCGACCTGTGGCTTCACGAGTCCGCAGATGTCTGCAATGGTGTGACGGTCGGAGCCATTCATGCGAGTGAGGCCGGCCATGATGGATTGTTCGAGGGTGTTCATGAAGCAGCCTCTTCGTCATTGCCGGTGATGTACTCGGTGGTGTTGCTTCCGTACGTTGATTCAATTGCTCGAAGCTGGGCTTCGATATCTGTCAGAGCAGCGTAAAGTTCGCACTTTGCATTCCACGCATTGCGCTCTGCAATCCGAACCTGATTCAGGGAGTCCACAGATGCCCGGTATGCTCGGACGGTCTTCTGATGGATATGTCCGAGTTCAAAAAGGTTAACCGCCTTCTTGCCTTCTTCGCTGGTCATCTCTTTGAAAATGTCGTTTACGGTTTTCATGGCGCAAATCCTCCCGAGATACACGTCTCCATTAAGTCTTGACTTACTGCGTTATCTATTATAACTCTCTTGACGGTTAAGCCGTCTTGGCTTCCGGGAGCCTGACCAGTATTTGCGATACTGGCAGGCCCACAATCTCGGACAACTTCCCAACGACCTTGGCTCTTTTGCTAAGGTCCAAAGGAAGGATTCCATGGCGGAACATCATGTAGCCAGCAGAGCGATTGAGACCGAGCTGCCGCGCTACCCAAACAAGCTTGAGACCCTTCTTTTGAAGGGCCGTTCCTACCACCACTATGTTTAGAATCTCCGTGTCGAACGTCATCTTGGTAAGACTATACATATAACGGACTGCAGAATCAACACTAAAGTGGTCGTCAAATGTATAATGTTTTTATCCTTATAATTACATAGGATTATACTAGGTGACGGACTTAAATAAGGCCTTCGGGCAACAAATTAGAAGAGCAAGAGAGTCGTTGGGCTATACGCAAAACGATCTCGCCAAGAGCATGAGAGTCGCGTCCAACACTATCGCCAGGATTGAGAGGGGCGAACAAGCCGTGCGCTGGTCTGTTTTGGAGCGGCTTGTTGATAACCTGCATCAGCCAGCAGCCTATTTTTTTTCGACAGTACCCCCACCGGTTCCGCTGCCACTACCACCCACCGTCGAAGCCCTTACCAAAGTCATCGAACAGCAGGAAGTCCGGATCCGCGAGTTGGAGTCGAAGATTCACGCACTCACCGGAAAAAAGCCCGCAGCACTTCCCCACCCGGGTATTCCCGACGATATTCTCGAACGTCTGAAGTCTGCCGATCCCGACGAGATCGCCCGCATCCGCAGGATTCTCGCGACCGACGAAGAGCTCGACAGTTTCGAGGTCGACGACAGCGCCGAAGAGGAAGAAGAGTCAGGATAGTTTTTGGACATCGCATACCACCGAGAGGTGTCCGCGCCGTCTGCGTCTGGCCCGCTTCAAGATTCTCAGGAACCCATCCAGGGCCCAGATCAATACACCGATGAGTTTTTCGTGTCTCATAGGACAGTTCGGACATTGCTGCTGCATACGTTCCCCCTTTAAGCCCAATAAAAATATATTAACGCATTGCGTTAAATAATCAACAATGAGATTATGAATGGTTGGTCAAGAGTTTCCCGATCCGGCCAAACTCGGCCAAAAATCCACACCTCAAGACAAACTCAAAACCCCTGTCAGTTTTGACAGGCTATCAGATTTTGACGGGGGTCCATATTCTCGGTGAATGGCGACCTTCATTCTCGAAGCAGCTCTCAAGAAGCGGAAGATTTCAAAGCGCCGTTTCGCCCGAATGCTGGGAGTGAGATACGACAACTTCTTCAGAGTGTTCCGGCCAAACTATGACGCGAAATTGAGTTTCATGAACGAGTGCGCCGCAGCGCTCGGGGTTAAAGTAAAGTCATTGATTAAAGAGTAGCCCGCCGTTTGCCGACAATTCTACATGACTAAGACCATTTCAATCCTGCTGGTTCTCTCAATGCTGGCTGGGTGTGGTTCCATGCAGGTGAGACCGCTGTCCTGTGACGATCATTGTGCGCTTCAATCCATGAAGTGCGACGGCGTGAACATGGGAAGTGAAACCATTGGAGCGTATAATTACAACACCGGGTACACCACCGCAGAGGCAAACTATTCCGGAGTCAGGTGCTCAGTTCCAAAGGACCGGGAAGAAGCCGAGTGGATCGAAGCGAAGAAGAAGTCCGCCATGGAACAGGACGAACAAAACGTGCAAGCCAAGCAGAATGGAATGGGCATAGGTGTGCTCATTGGTGCTGCAGTGTTCGTGTTGATCCTGGTGCTCGGTTCAGGCGGAAGCTCAAAGTGAACTATTTTTTATTCGAGTAAGCCCGGATGTAGGCGTCCAGCGCAGACTCCATGATCTCGGTCCACTTGTGCTTGTGGGCCTTCCGGATCTCGTCCGCCTTCTCGTGAAGCTTTGAGTCGACCCGAACCAAGACCGTCTTCGTGATCTTGGGTTCCGGCATGGTCCACTCGATGCTGATTGTATCCTTCTTTGCCACGTCGGCACCTTACCGGGAATCCCGGGAGATATCAATTTAATTATACCGCTATGCGTTATATTGTGATATCAAAATAGCTATCATTTTTGATATCAAATTGTGTTAATCTGAGTTCGATCCGGGGGGGTCGAACATGGAAAAATGCTCGTGTTGTGAGATGGCGATCAGTGGGGTGTGTGCAAGGCACCGCAAAAATACATGCCGGCACTGCGGCTTTGAACACACTCCACATCGCCCGGGGATCCGCACCTGCTGGAAGTGTCAGTATCGAATCAACCGAGGGCAGGAACCCTTCACTCCGCAGGAACGGGTCCAGGCAGAAGCCAGAGCGCGTCAACGAGAGGTGCAGCGGAGTCAGCCGATGGAAATGCAGGGAGTCGCCTGATGGCAGAACTCAACGATAAGCAACGCAAGTTTGTCGTGGAATACATGGTCGATCGGAATGCGACCAAGGCCGCAGAGCGAGCGGGATACAGCGCTCACACGGCCAACGAGCAGGGCTCAAGGCTGTTAGCGAACGTTAGTATCCGAGAAGCCGT